GTATAATTCTTGGACCAATCATATTTAACTGGTCAATAGCTCGTAAAACATCTTTTCCAGAACTTCTTTTAGTAACTGGGTCTTTAAACAGTTCTTCAAACTTACCTTGATTTTCCATATCAAATTTTTTCATTTGTCTTGCAAAATCAGTAAAGTTGACACTTGTTAAATCATCTTTTGTTGCCACTCTAAAAGCATCATTAAAAAGTCTTCGTTTGATTTGTGATTTTAGTTCTACTTCTTTCAAAACCTGTTTACCATCTTTAAAAGTAGCTTGTCCTGTTCTTGCAAGATATTCATCGTAACCACGTAACGCATTTACAATGTCTGAAAATTCACCAGGCTCTCCACTTAATATAGCTCTTTTATATACATCATCAGCACTAATAGATCCTTTTTGTGCATTTGAAATTAAAGCATCCATTTTTACTTTATCAAATGGCCTCATTCTTTCGTAATGATTTTTATTGGCTGATCTTAAATCTTCAATAGCTGTTTTAATCCTGTTACTTAAAATTGGGTTTTCATCTATACCAGCTTTTTTTAAGTCTGCTGCAATTTGTGCTCTACCTGTATCAACCAGTTCAGTAAGCATACTGTCAGCATTTTGTTGATTTGGTTTATAATTATCAAATAATTTTACAACATCACTTAATAGACGGCCTTCAGGTGAACGCCCAACAACTTCTGTATGAAAATCTTTTAATCTGCTTACATCATTCCTAATTTGTTTTAAATTAACTCCAGCAATTAATTCTCCTGCTTCATCTCTTGCGTCATCTAATACTCCCTGTGATCTTCTTCTCATTCCTTCTAACACTGCATCAAGTTGTTGCACTACGCTAGTCTTAATATCTGTGCCTGGTGATTGTAAATTCCATGTATTACTACTATTTTTATAATCAGCAACCAAACGCTGTGCTTGTAAAACATATTTGTTTACAACACTATTGACAGTTTTGTTTATAATACGTGCTTCTTGTGCTGGGCCAGTCACTGCTTCTCTACCACCAACAGTTCTTACTATTTCTTCCTTACCCCTTGGGTCAGAAATATCTAAAAACTTTTGGTCAACTTTGCCATATCTTTCACCACTTTCTCGCATGACAGCACTTCGAGATCGAAACATCACATCTTTTAATGTTTCACCAAACTCTCTTCTGCTAGGCACTTGGCCGTAATTACCTATCTCAATAACATCTGCACCAATATCTTTAAGCATGTTTTTCAAACTTTCCGTAACATCTTTTTCTTGGTTTCTTAATTTTTGTAAGGCTTTGTTTACTGATTCATCTAATCTACCTTTAGATGTTTCTGATATATAAGAATCCAAAGCTACTCTTTCTTTTTTAATACCATTAAGTATGTAGTCTAACTCAGCAAACAAAGCATTTTTATTTGCAATATCTCTATTGTTACCTAAGACTTGTTCAGAGATTTGTTGATACCTACCAGGTAACATTTTTTCCAATGATGCCTGTGCTGGTATTGCCCCTCTTGAATATTTCCAATCAAACTTTTTAACTCTACCATCTCTTACAGCTCTAGCTATTTCTTTTGGTGTAGCAGCTCTACCTAAACCTTCATCAAGCTTGACAACATCTTTATAACTTAAATTTTTTGACATAACGTTCATCAATCTTTGATTGTCAATAGGTGCTCTTTTACCTAATAATAAGTTATATAGTTTTGCTGGAACCTCGCCAAAAAGACCTTGACCAATAGAACCAATACCAAATTCAAAACCAATTAATTTACGCAACTCCTCTTGATCTTGTAATTGGAAACCTTCTTGTGCATCAAGGTATTCTTCACCAGCTTTACCACCAGCAGAACCTGTACCAGCAGCTAACATTCTTGCCATAGGTTGTCTACCGCCTAACAACGTTGAAAAACCTTTTATAATTCTAGCTTGTGGCATAAATGCTGCAATAGTTCCTATTACAGGACCAGCTATGCCTGAAAAGTCAGATAAATCCCCAGTTTTAAGATTAAAATCATTTTCATCAATAATAGTGTTTAAATTTACCAAAGTACCATCTTGTAGTCTTCTTTGTTGTATAGGTAACCCAAGAATTTCAAGGCCCTCAGGAGTCAAGGCTAGTTGTCCTTTGGTATTTCTTATGTAACCAGATGAACCAACTTCACCATCAATTATATCTTCTTGTTCAACAGGCGATTTAGTTTTATCCAACCTTGTAAGTATGTCATTTAAAACCTTGTCCTCTTCAGCCATGGTTTCAGCTCTACCTAATTTTTGCCTTAATTCTTTATTGTTTACACCAGTTTCATAATCAAAAAATAACTCATCAAAAAATGGAGATACAGAACCTTTAGCTATTTCTGCACTTACTATTTTTCTTGCATCATCTTCAGTTGCAGCATCAACAACGTGTGCTACTCCTGGTGCTATGTTAACTCTAAACCTTGGCATTATATTTAGGTACCTGGTGTACGATAATCTATGTCTGTGATTGATTGATCCATTGCAGTTCTATCCTCTATATAAGTGTTGGCTTCAGCAATAGAAAAAGATTTTATAAGATCAATTATAGGTTGATTAATATTGTAAACATTTGATTCAACGCCTACTTTATCAAAGAAGCTTTTAGCTGCAATAACTTTATTTTGTTGTTCCATCATACCATCTACAATTCTAACTCTACTGTCTTCAAGTTTTTTAATTGATATGGAAACTGGTGTGGTAATTTTAATATCACCAAACACGTCTTCAACTATTTGCCTATCTAAATTAGAAATAGTTTTACCAGATTCTCCTAATATCTCTCTTACGTTGGCTTGTCGTAACACATTTAATAATGCATTAGCTCTTGTACGTGGTTCTAAGTCTTCAAAACTTTCACCAGTATCAGATTTTATGGCAGCTTCAATCATATCTGTTGCTTCACCAAAAAAACCTCTTATACCAGTAGCACCACCAGCTTCTAATGTCTCTATTACGTAATTTAAGTTAGAAAGTGTATTTGCACTTTTGTTAAATCCTCTTATATTTTCAGCTAACTCCTTTTCTTCAGTAGTAATTGTCTTTACCTCACTGACCGTAAAAGGATCTGTACCAGCATTTTTAGCAGCCTCTACAGCAACTGCAAGAGCTAAATCTCTTTTATATTTTTTATCTTCTTGTTGTTGTAGAAGTTCTCTTGCTGCTCTTTCCTCTGATGCTTTTGCAGCTCCAGATGCTAAACCTTCACCCATTTGCCCTGTTCTAACTAATTCACCGCCAACGTTTCTTATAAAATCTAAAAATCTATCTGACCCAAACACACCAGAAGTTTCTTTTATAACAGGAATTGTTTTTGTATCTCTATCTTTTAAAGTTTTTGTTGTGTCAACTTTATCTAAAGTAATTTTTGGTGGATCGAATTTACCATCAAACTTATTTTGTGTATCTAATAAAGTATCAGCTTCTGTTTTATCTATGTTAACTTTAAGCTCTGCAGGTTGTAATTCTTTCAAAGCTTCTGTAATTGTTTCATCTTGTAAGAGTCTACCTTCTGGTAAAGGAAACCCAAATTCATCTTTGTCTATTATAGATTTTTCATATGCTAGTCTTCTTGCATCTTGTTCAGCACGACCAACACTACCAATATCATATAATTGACCTACTGGTTCTCCGCTTGTTACAGGTATTAATGTAGGTAATTGTTCAGGCAATTCTGCAGTTATATTTGGTTCTAATACATCGCTAATTTCTTCTGGAGCTGGTTCTATTGGTTGTTCGTTGATTTCTGCTATTTCTTCAGAAAAGTCTTGTACTGTTGGTTTTAGTATCGAAGCAAGCTCTTCAGCAGATCTTCCGCCTCTATCTGCTGTATCTCTAAATCCTTGTGCTCCTTCTCCATAAAAAGGTGAATCATATTCTGCAAGTGATTTTGCACCTGGCATATTTTCTAATTGTTCTTCAGAAAATATTTGCCTTGTTAAACCACTAATCGCTGGTAAATATAAACCTTTTGCAACTCTACCTACATCTTTTAAGGAAGAAATACTTGATTGCTTATTCATATTTTTTGTAAATGGTATAGCTTTTCTATCAATAACGGAATTTAAAATAGACTGTAACTCAGGGCTAAATAATATTTGACCTGCTTTTACACTATTACTTAATGCAAATAAATCTTTATCAGGAAGCACGCTTATTTGTTGTGTAAAGTCCTCTACACTAATATTATCAGTTTTGCCATTTGCATAAGTAACAGAACCACCATTTTGGAACATTCTTCTATTAAGAAAATTCATCAAATGCTACCTTGTTTAGGAGCCATAGCACCGTAAGCACTAAATGCAGCTCCTAATCCTGCTGCGGTTGGATCTGTAGGCATACCATACTGTGAATCTATTTGTGTTCTTGATCCTTGATAACCAGGTAACATAGAACCAATTTGTCCCAAAACACCTAGCGGACGTAATTGTTGTCCCATTTGTTGCTCATATATTCTACCTAATCCAGTTTCGGCAATACCTCTGCCAGTTGTACCATATCTTGATAGCTCACCTCTTTGACCTGCTCTCATTTGTTCTTGAGTTTGACCAATACCACCAATTTGCGAGCCATATCCAGCTAATTGTGATCCTAATGCTGAAGCACCAGCACCTCTTTGTTGTCCTATACCAAGCAACCCAGTAGCAAGATTTTGTCTTGCACCTGAACCAGCCGCACCGTATCCCATCAGACTACTAGCAAGTTGCTGTTGTGCACCAAACTGATCACCTGTTAGACCTCTAAGGGTACTTCCAAGTTGTTGTTGTGCTCCAAGTCTTGAACCAGATAATCCAGCCAAGCCACTACTTGCAGCTCTTTCAGCAGCTCTTTGTCTTGCAAACTCACCTAGTCCAGTTGCTTGAGCACTTTGGAATCCTTGTGATCTTATGTTACCTAAAGCTTGTGCTAAACCTTTACCTAAAGACTCTCTACGTTCTTCTGCTCCAAGCCTGGCTCTACTACCACCAAAGGCACCAGAGCTAATCTCACGAGCTCTTGATGCTATATCCTGCTTGTCTCCAGCTTTTAATACATCATCAATGGTTTGTTGTACTACTCTATCCTCATAAGGATTGTAGAACTGTTGAGTCATGCCTGGATCATAAGCACCTAATGTTCCTCTTAGTAAATCCTCTGATTCACCAAGACTTCCACCATAATTTTGTGTACTACCTATAGCTTGTCTTCCAAGTCTTCCTAGAGAACCACCAAATCTATCTGTAGCTCCTGTAGTAATTCCACGTGCTTGACCAATACCTTGTAATTCTTCTCCTGCACCAATTTGCATCTGTCTTTCAGCTCTACCATAGTAAGGATCTCTAAGTGTTTCTGCTCTCCTAGATTGATCTATAGCCTGATTAACTAAATTTTGATTTTGTTGTAAAAATGGTTCAAAACCACCAATACCAGAAATAGCCTGTTGTCTAGCTAATAATTCTAGTGGGGACAATCCTGCAGTTTGTTGTAATGGTACATCACTGCCAATTAGATTAGCACCTGCTTGCTGTAATTGATTGTAAAAACCTGGTTGATCTGCTGTTCCAAAATATAAAGATCTTAATAATGGGTCTGTTTGTACTTCAGATGCAGATTGTTGTAACAATACTGGATCCATTGCACCCATAGCCATTTGTGTTTGTGTAGGGTCTGTTTGAGCTGTTGGTGTAACTACTGGGTCAACTGTTGGTGTAACAGGATCAACTACTGGATCTGAAATAGGTGGTGGAGGTGTTACACCTGCTGGGCCAATAATTCTTCCATCTGGCCCACGAATTTCTGTTGGCCTAATGCCTGGGCCAAAGCCATAGTCTGGTAGTTCAACTGGTTTAGGTTGTTTAGGTGGACCCATAGGATCAAAAGATACTGGATTCTCATTAATCATTTTAGGTACTAGAGGATCATCAAAAAATCCAGAACCAGCAGAAACATTAGGATCAAAAAGATCCGCATTACTTCCGCCTATAGGACCTATTTCATTTCTAAGTGGTTGTCCTATACCTGTTAAATCACCTGGAGGTTTTGGTAAAAAATCACTACCACCTAATATTGGAGCTACAGGTCTGCCCATGCTTCCAGGACCATCATTTACAGGCATAGGTTGTTTTATACCACTTCCTGGTGTTGTAGTTGGTGGTGTTACGCCTCCAGAGCCAATAAACTGTCCATCTGGAGTAATAATCTCTGAAGGTCTAATACCTGGACCAAAGCCAAAGTCGTTTAGTTCTATTGGTTTAAGTTGTTTAGGTGGACCCATACTAGGTATAGGTTTTCCAGGATCAAGTACGCCTGAACCAATATTACTTATATCTACTGGTGTATTAGGATCAAAAGGTATTGGATTTTCATTAATCATTCTAGGTATTCTAGGATCTTGACCTATTTGTCCTATAGAAGTTATACCTCCACCTGGACCACCGATTGATGGTGGTCTAATTATTTGCTCAATACCACGATTGAATCCTTGATCGTTACTCATATAGCCTGGATCATTTGGTTGTAATGCGTAGTCTGGTGCAAATACAGCTCTCATGCCTCCTTTAAGGCCGCCATCTTCTAAAACCATATTATCTGGTAAATTGTTAGGATCTATTCTATTGCCGTATGGATCAGTTACTAAACCATCATCTTGTATTGGTGGTACATTTCCACTACCAGGAACTAAAGGTTGACCAGTAATCGGAGTGCCAATATTTATAGGACCTCCTATACTTGGTGGTTGTAGAGGTAATAACGGAGGTCCTTCGCCACCACCATAATCAATACCGCCACCGCCAGGAACATTTATAGGCATAATTGGTTGTGGTTGATTAATACCACCTATGCCGCCTATTGATCGTGGTCTTGGTGGGATTATACGTGGGTCTCTACGTGGTAAAACTGGACCACTAATATTTACAGGTGGAGTTAAAGGTGGACCAAATGGGCTTTGCTGCCCAAATATGCTTCTTTCACCTGCTATATCTATTCCAGGCTCTCTTAACATAGGCCTAACACCCATAGCAGGAATTGGTCTACCAATAGGTGACATAATTTGATTTTTAAATGCTTTTGATAAAAAACCCATTAGACTCTACCTATATCGTTATAGTTTTCAAATACTTTCATAAGCGTATCCATATTTTTTGCACCCTTTTGTCTATTTGGTTTACCGTTTGGTATAAGCTCTATACCTGTTTCAGTTTTAGTTATTTTAAACCCACCTAAACCATTGTTAGCTTTTGCTGTTTGAACAAACTCACCATCACTTAACATAGCTGGTATATCATCACTTGTACCTGTTCCTGGACCTATTGAAGGACCACCCATACGCATATCTAGTTCTTGTAGTCCGCCTTCAGCAGCACCTCTAATACCTAGATCAAAACCTTGGAATGTTTGTTGAGGCATCAAGTCTGGTCTTACAGATTGTCTTATATCTTTAAGTCCACCTTCTTTCTTCTTATAATCTTCTTTGACAGCTTTTCCATAAAGTGCGGCCATAGCAGCTAATCCTGGATTAATACCACCTGACCCAACTCCCATAAAGCTACCATCTCCTCCACCAAATTGCCCATCTGGACCTTTTATAGAATCTTCAATACCTTTTATAAATCCAGGTGTGTTGCCTTTACCTAAGATTGTTCTGCCAATATTAAAACCACCGCTTGTGCTTGGTGCATTGACACCTGGTATTGCTATGGTATTGCCAATAACTAAAGCTGTAGGATCGGTAATGCCGTTTGCTTTCATAAGATCATTTACTGGAACACCTGTTGCTTGTGAAATGCTATACAGAGTATCGCCTTCTTGTATGGTTTGTTGAGCAGGTTGTTCACCACCCATACCTAACATGCCGCCTATGCCGCCTCTTATATTTCCTGCGGTGCTCAAAATACTAGATCCAACATTGCCTAAAGTACTTGCAAGACCACCTAAACCAACTTTACTCATGCCAGCACCAATAGCACTGCCTACACCACCTAAAGCACCGCTTAGTGCACCTCCAACTCCAGGTATTAACAGGGCACCTGCAATAGGAGCTACCTTTTTAACTACTTTCTTTAAACTTTTACCAAGCTTCTTAAGGAAGCCAAACTCTGCCATACCTGTAATAGGGTTAATAGACATGCCTTGACCCACAGTATATTCATTGGGATCTAGTCCAGCAGACATCATTTCTTGTTGTATTATTTGTTGTGTTTGTGGAGAAATAACTGGTGGGACTACCATTTCTCCTGGTGCTACGTGGGCAAGCATACTGTCTTCTCCTCTTCCTAAACCTGCTATGCCTGTTCCTGAGTTATCTATTCTATTCATGCTCTATTATTCCTGTAAACATTTTAACCAAAATACTAATAAGTATCTATCTCCTGATTCTACTGCAAGTCCCCTGTGCATATGAGTAAAACTCGGAAAAATAAGAGCGTGGCCTGTAGGTAAGGGCTCGACTGTACCACGTTTTAAAAACTCAGTTCCGCCACCTTTGTACTTTCCAGTGTTCAAAGGAACTACCATACTAATATCAGCACTTGCATCGTGATGCCAAGCACCTTGTTTTTTATCCCTTAAATTATAGTTGGCTATTTGTATTCCACCACTATCTACGTGTCGGTTCCAAATATTCAAAAATATAGGATTTCCTATAGTATATATCGTTTGCATTAGAGATTGAAAGATTTGAGGACAATTATCTTGAAAAGTTATTTCTGGTATTTGCCGTAAATTATCTTCTTCTGGGTTAGGGTTAAAGCCAAAATGTGCCTCTAAGTTCTTCATTTCATCTAGAAGTATGTCGCAAAACTTCTCTGAAAAAAATGGCACTGTATAGACATCTTTTAATGGTTCTTTGATTATATTATCGAGTTTTGTGTCTTGTCTAGGCTCAACACCACTGTCTTCATAAAAGTTTACTATTGGCTGTATAGAGTCTTTTACAGCATCAAAAGTGTCTTTTTGTATGTACCAATCAGAAGGATAAGCAAGTAAAAGGTTTTTAACTTGGTAATTTAAATCTTCTGCTGTATCACTCATAAAGTTATGGTTATATTACCATTAGTTTTTACAGAAACTTCACCTAAGGCTGATGTCATCTCAAATCCTTGAGGCAATGTTCTATCACCAATATCAACCCATTTGTTACCTGTATATACTTGTAGAACACCTACAGTAGTATTCCATATAATGCTGCCATCATTGAATTTAAGTGTATTTTTTTCTGCGTCATTTATTTGTCGGACATTATCAAGATCTACAGCACCTAAATTTATTTCTAGTATTCTAACTAATCTGTTAAAAACATCAGATGTAACTGTATCACTAGCTATCGGTAGCTGTGTTTGTAATAGTTTGCTCATCTTCTACCGTCTGGTTTTATATCTATACGAGTAGATCCTAGCCTCCATCCTATAGATAAATTGCCATTATTAGAAGCATCATCATCAGACTCAAACCTAAGTGCTATCTGTCTTGATCGGCTTCTTACAAATGCTTGTTGTGTAGAAGAGCTTATTGCACTTGTTGAATTAGTAGTAAGACTATCACCTGGAAAGTTTCTAGTTTTAAGAACTACATTTACATTACCACTATTATCATCTTGTATAAATTTATAATCAGGTATGATTCTTTTTATAAATGAAAACTGTTCACCATCTCCTATATCTAGATCAGAACTTTCAATAAAAACATTTGTCATAGGAGAACCATCATCGTTAAACCCCAATTCTTGTTGATATAAGTATCCACCGCTTACAGCTCTTGGATAGTTTTCAATACCAGAGTCAAGCCAAGCAGTTCTAGATAACTGTCCGTAGAACCAAATACCCTCAACATAATTGTATATAACGTATCTATCTACTTCGGTTGCACTACTAGAACAATAGAACCAACCTACTTCACTTTTATCTTTTATAGTAAAGGCATTTATTTTAAATGATTGAGTGAGGTTTATGTCTGTAAACACATAATTATGTACTGAGCATGGCAGTGTTTGAACACTACCATTGTATAAATAAAAATTGTTATAACTCATCCAGTAAACACCACTTGGAGTTGTGACCACAGCTTTAGGACCAATTAATCCTGTTCCTTCGTTTATTAAATTTATTCCAAATGTAAATGGTGGTCCAATAAACTGCATACTATATAAAGCTGTATCAGTCCAAACTAATATTTCTTGTCGTGCTTTTACACCACCAATAATAGATGAGCCGCTTGACAACCTTAATGAACCTGCAGTGTTCGTTGACAAGGGCTCAAAATCCAAAGCATTTTCTTGGTCACTAAATGCTATAAGCATAGGATCTACAGTTCCAGTTCTCGTAGAACCAGATATAGGATCTGCACCTAAAACTATTAAATGCCTATCTTTTTCAGATGTTATAACTTGTAAAGCTTTGGTAGGAACTAAATTTGCACCTGATATACCAGATAATTCTACAGCTCTAGTGCTTAAGCCGTTATTTTCTGTCCATTTAAAAATACCTGCATTTCTTTGATTTATCATCAAATCTTCACCAAAATTATCATGCGTCCATATTCTAAGCTGATTAGTATCACTTAATGTGGATGTGCTACCAAAAGTTCCTTCACCCCATCCATTTAAACCCCAACCTGTGCCAGGAACATAAACATCCAAACCCACATTTACTTGATAAACACCAACAACAGATGATCCACCATTTCCACTGTCAGATGCATTTGCAGTAACCGTAGTGCCAGATGTATCTTTGGCTTCTATTGTGTAACTATTAGCGTTTACTATAGTTGCTATTTGATATTCTTGATTTAAAACAGCAGCCGTAACATTACCGCCAAGACTTGCTGCTCCAGAAAATGTAACAAAATCATTCTGAACTGCACCGTGTGCGGTATCTGCAACAGTTATTGTAGCGTCACCATTTGATGCAGAAAATGTGACATCTCCTGCTGATGTGGTAGATCTAATAGGTGTAATGTCGTTAAAAGAACCACCAACTTCTATATAGTATTTTAGATGTGTGCCTAAACCTAAAAATTTAGTACCAGCTAAAGAAATCCACGGATGTAATGCTCTAGCAGTACCAAGGTAAGTATTAGAGGTTGTTTTCGCCCAGCCACCAAATTTTTCTGGCCTACCTTTTCTAAACCTTACAAGATTACAATCAAACCAACCCCCTTCGTTATCGTAAGCAGTTCCTTCTCTATTTATACCTGGTCTAAATGTAAGCTTCTGCAACGGCATATTAAACCTCGTGCCACTCTTTACCTTCATAAAGCAAAGCTTCTGCTTCTCTACGCCTTACTAAACCTTCAAGAACTTTGCCATTAGCTTTATTCCAACGCTTCATTTGTGAAGCTACTTCGTCATATTCTTGGTTATTTAATTTTTTTAACATGGTAGATGAATTAAGATTACCAGCACCTAAATTAAAAGTCCAAGATACCAAAGCATCAAATTGACATTGAACTATTGATCTTTGCACCGCTTTATTTACAGCATCTTCAAAAACTTCTAAGTCTTTCATCAAAAGATTTTCTGCTTCTTCTTGTGTAATGCTATCTCCTTCTTTTACACCTTTAGTAGAGCCATAGCCTATAGTCCATACATTTGCTGCACATTTGTATGCTTCAAGTTTACAACCTTCAAATTTTTTAATTAAATTTATGCCTTCTTGTGATATTTTCATATTAATCTTCCTTTTTAGTTGTAGTAACTGTCCTATAATACACAACAACGTCTTTAAGTTCACTTATATACCTTTTTAGTTCTTGCATATTGTAAGCCATAACCTCGTAATCAGGTATTGTCATAGCTAAAAATACTAGCTCTCCTTCTTGTTCTTCTATAATTGCTAGTTGTTCGTCTAAGTTTTCAGGTGTTACAACAATCCACATAGGTTCTTGCAAATCAATTTCTCTAGGCATTACAGGTTGAACAATCTTCCTGTCTAGTGGTTTTGCTGTTACTTCTATTTGTTTAGTCGGAATCAGGCTGCAACTGCAAGCCATCATCAAGATCATCAACGACAACGCTGATTTCTTCGATGTTCTCCATAATATGTTTTGTTCCATTATTTATTTTCCTTTGCATTTCTATTGGATCTGCTAGTATTTTTGCAGATAATTCATAGTTTTGTATAAACTGTGTATATCTGTTTAGTTCTCTTTGTGCTGCTTGACTTTTAATAGTAAGCTCATTCATTTGTGTAGTTTGTAATTCAAAATCATTCTGTAAACTTTCTATCGCTTCCTCTTGTGTAGCTATAGCACCCTCTAAGGCAACGTTGTTAGCTTTTAAGGTTACGTTTTCGTTATATAACCAATAGCTACCAAGTCCTAATACTATAATAATACCTATTAAAACTTGTTGCATTATTCGTCTTCCTCAATAATATAGTTTAGTCCTGTAGAACTTCTGTATTCAATTAATTTTTTATCAAGAGTTCTAAATTTAAGATGTTTTTCTTTTTGAATAAGTATTTTTTTTGAAATGTAAGTTTTATCATCAGTATCTCCATACTCTCTATTAAAAGAAACTGTTATTTTATAACGTGTTTGAAATAGACTTACAAACCAATTATAAAAAAGTTTTAGTTTTTGTTTCACTAAACAAATCTGGACAAAACCAATGAAACTAAAATAAATGGATAGACTGCCCATATCATATTTTCTAGTTTATCAAATCGTTTTGCACCATCTTCTAATCTTTTTTCTATATTCGAATATCTTATAGAACATTCTTTTTCATGTGTTTCTATTTTAGATATAGCTTCTTTTGATGTTGTCATATAATTGTATAAATATTTATAGATTTGTCTTTTCCTTTAACCTTAATGCTATCTAATTCTTTTAAAGTAATTTGTTTACTAAAACCTTTAGATTTAATAGTATCATAACCTATAACAATATCTTCACCAACTTGCTTGGTTGAGCTTTCAAGTCTAGCTGCAAGATTTACTGCATCTCCTATAGCTGTGTAATCAAACCTAGTTTCACTACCCATATTACCAATTACTGCATAACCGCTATTGACTCCTATGCCTATTTCTACATCTAAATTAGCCATTTTAATTTTGTCTTGTATTTCTTTGGCACATAATACTGCTGAAGTTTCATGTCCTGGTAAATCAATAGGAGCATTAAATATGGCCATCATAGCGTCACCTATGTATTTATCTACCATACCATCATATCTTTTAACGGTATCAGCTTGTATTGTGAGAGCCTTATTCATAATTTTTGTTACTTCTTCTGGCTCTAGTTTTTCAGACATAGAAGTAAAGCCACGTACGTCAGTAAAGAGGAACGTGCAATACCTACGCTCACCACCTAACACTAAAGAACTAGGATCATCCTGTAATTTTTTAACTTGGCGTGGGTCAAGATAATGTTCAAATTGTTTTTTAATTTGTTGACGTAATTTATATTGTTGTCTAAACCTTAAATAGAAAGCTACAGATCCTGAAATAAACTCTGATATAAGTGTCCAAGATACATCTACTAATAAACCTTTGCTTATAAGGTAATACCCTAAACTACCAGTAGTAACCATTAACATAGTTGCAACAGTAATGCCCCAAGTTATTCCTAAATAATGAAGTGCAAACCAAACTAAACTAACAAATGCAATAAGCATCATAAGTTCAGCAGCTAAAGACCAATCAGGTATGTAAGGACTGTCTTCTATTAGTATAGACTCTGCAAGTGCTGCTTGTATCTTATGTGGTTCTAACAAACCGACAGGCGTGGAAATTTGCGGCATTACCCCGTTAGCAGTTACGCCAACAAAAACAAATTTACCATTTACTTCCATTTCTTGTAAATCTGTCTGTGGTGTATCGACCCAGCTTATCCACTTACGGCCAAAGCTATCTGTTTTAACTGGTGGTATTCCTTTTATTGATATTTCTGATATACCATTATCATTAGTTTTTATAATGTAAGTTTTTACATTAAATAAAGCTTTATATATTTGTGTACCAAAACTAGGTATCCATTCGTCATTAGGTGTTTTTACTAAAAGAGGTATTCTTCTTACAAGTTGATCTACATCAGTGGGAGCAATAGCCAAACCCTGTAAGGTGTGATTGGATAAGAGAAGTAGGTTTTGCTTTACTCCCGTGCTTATTATACCACCATTATTGTCACCAAGCACTACAGTGCCAGGTGTTTCAGGAAAATTACCTTTTCCGTCCTCAAACATAGCTATAACAGATGGTGCGTATCCTAAAGATCTAGCAAAATCTTCATCTCCACCCATTCTATCTGCTTGTGGAAAAGATATTACCCAACCAACACCGAGTGCACCTTTACCAAGTAAATCTACTTGAATTTCTGCAAGTCTTTGTCTTGGTAATGGATAACCACCTTCTTGTTCTACATCTTCTTCAGTTATATTGAGTATGACAAAATTGCCAGACTCTTGGGGTATTTGTATAAAAGTATCAAATACTTTTAACTTAAGTATTTCTGTAGGCGTGCTTTGAAATAATAATGGTAAAGATAGTATTATAACTACAGGTAATAATAGTCTCTTCAATTAATCACTTTGAGTAATAGTAATAACACTGTCGCTCCCTCCATTAACTTTAATTATATTAGAAATACCGTCTTGTATCAAAATTACTGTATAAGCATTGCTGCCATTTAAATCTACCCTAACGCTTTCATTTACTTGTCTTCTAAGACTTACTACGTTACCTGTAATCAGAGCTGTAATTTGTGTTTCAACATCTTTACCTAAAGAAGTGCCACTAATTTGTGTGCTAGTCGCTTGTGCTAACTGGTCTTCATCCTCACTTACAGCTAATGCATCTAAAACATTTAACAAGTCCTCAAGATAATTTACATCTAGGTAATTTATATCTAATTCTGTAAACTCCAAATTATCTTCTAAAAAGTCTTCTGCAAGATAATCTATATCTAAATCATTAAAATCTAAAACACTAGCTGTTTGTGTGCTTGTAGTTTCTTCTTCAATTACAGCTTCTTCTTTAGGTGGTGTAACAATTAACATATTGTCAATTAAATCAAGCGTTAAATCTAAAATAACAGGCTTAGTAGGAGCAGACTCAAATACGCTTACTGTAGTAGCCTCATAAGGTTTATTAAGCAAAACAGTTCCCATGGCAGTAACTACTTCTATTTCGCCACTAGAAAGCCCTAGAGCGTCAGGTAGCAATATAATAAGGCTACGTCCTAGTTCATCAACTGTGGCAGTAAAATCAGTGCCACGTATGGCTATATTAGCCGTGGGTGTTTTAAGTTTTATGTTTTGTTTATCTATACGGTTAAGATTACCTGTAATAAACCTAGCTGTGCCAAGACCAAAGGTAAGGGCCATCTTTGCTTTTGACGGATCAGGATCGTAGATGTATTCATCTATAAGAAGCTGTGAGTGTTCGGTTAGTTTAACTGTAGATTGATCAAGAAATGTAATAGCCATACGGCCATCTTTAGTTATTGCTTCATCATTACTTTGAATAGCAAACTTTAAATCTGCTTCGTAAGGCTTGTCTCTTACTATTTGTGCTGAACCATTAAGCTCAGAAATATCCCCTATATCAGCAGCTTGTGCTTGTACCTTGGTCGTTTTGAATGACACAAACAGTAGAAGAAGCGTTGCCACCGATTGATATAATTTTAAGCCAGTCATTATCTTGGGTACTCAGTTGTTGAATATTAAATGTTCTTTGTCCGCCTGTATGATCTAACCAAAAATATCCACCTGCTGAAGCATTAACACCTGTACCTGTATAAGTAACTGTATTGTCCGACCCATCTATGTCCATATAGTTTGTAGCACCATCAATATTTATATTTGATGTTACAGTGTTATTTGATCCTTGAATAATCCAATCTAAATTTAAGTTTGCTGCTATTGCAGTCGTACCTTGGTTAAGGGTGAACGTATTACTACTACCTGTAACAGCTACATTTTGGTCAGAGCCATCTGAACTGTAAGTATTAGTTGGATCTACTTGAATAGTAAAAGAATTTGTACCGCCAGTAAAATTATACAGTCCTGTAAAGTTGTCAGCGTTTATGTCACCTAAGAATTTATTAGTAGCACCAATCATATTGATGTCCAGAGTCATAGTAGTGCCGTCTAAATCAAAAGCGGTCAAACTGCCTGCAGTGCTGTTTAAACCACCTATGATATTAGATATACCTAGTTGTTCTAGGTCTATATTTGCACCAGTACCTGACTGGTCTACGTAAATTTCGTTATCAGCCCCGTATATTGTCGATGCACTCAGCATCACAACTAGGCTCATCAATATCTTCATTATCCAATTCTACTCCTTCGTCTTCGTTTTGTAAAATCCAAAAATTTCTTTTATATCCTTGGTTTATTATTTCTAAAACACCACCTTCTATCGCTTTCATTAGTGCTATAGTTGATGACTCGTTTCTAGCGTTACCTAATTCTATCTCTACTAGCTCGGTATTTGCCTCAATAAACCTAAATACATCTTCAGATTTACCATAACTAAATATGGTTTTTTGACTTAATACTTCTAGCAAAACCTCTCCTGTAGCTACAGAAACCATGCGTAGACTTACAGTTATATTATCTTCTCGATACTGTACGCTATTGCCTATACCTAGATACCTAGCTCCTATACCACCAGACTCTAAGTTAGCTTCGTAAGATATAACAGCTCCTTCAATTAATATACCTGCAAATAGTAATGGCCTTAATGCTTTTTTCTTTTCTTCTTCTGAGGCTGTTTGTTCCCTGGCTGATCTTATTAATTGTCTTTCTTTGGTAAGATTATCTAATCCAACTCTTTCTACTACTCTAAAAAATTTGCCATCTCCTGCATGTTTTAAAGCTCGTATAAGCAGAGCGTTTGGTTGTTGTGTTATGGCTGTGCTAAATAAAGCAAACTCGCTGTTGCTTTTTCTTTGACCAGTTTGATCTGTAAAGGCTGTGGGATATACGGCGACTACTGGGCTTAATTTTGGTATGGGTACGTTTTTAAGTTCTATGGATTGTAAGTCTTGTATATTTACTACATCACGAGCAGAAAATCTCTGTTCATAAGTATCTTCGTACTGATCAAATATAGAACAACTAGAACAAAAAAGTACCAATAGGAATTGTAATCGAGGTAATTGTGCCATCTGCTTCCGTTATTTTTAGGGTTAGTGTTACGCCATCGCTAGTATACTCTATAGTGTTACCCTCTAGGGTTATCGTACCTTCTGTGCTTGGCGTTTCACCAAACAAGTTATTAACTAGCTGCCTGGATAATTCAGCATAAACTCTTGATTCAAGGTTACGCATAAACCTTGCAAGAGTAGAGTTTTCTTTTTCTCTTTCTATTTCTTCTTGTAAAGCTTTTATTTCTTCTTTAATGGTTAATTTTCTTGAGAACTCTTGGTTTTCAATCGTCAAATAATGTGAGCTAGTACCAACACCATTAAAACTTGGTGATTTAAACTTGTGTACTATTTGGTCTGCATTGACATTTGTAACAAATATACCAACAAACATAATTAAACCAATAAACATAATTCCTCTTATGATTCTAGTTTTTTCTATTTCTTCTTGTACTTGTTGTCTTTGTGTTATTTTTCTTTTCATTTAATTCTAATACAGTATTAACTTTCTCTTGTAAGCGTATCATATCTTGGTCAAGCAGTCTAAGTTGGTCAGTAAGGCGAATAATAGTTGTTTTCATTTCTGATACGGCTGGATCAATAGTATTGGTAATTGTTTGCCATACATAATAAACAAAGTAACCAAGACCTACGACCATAATAGTTGTAAAGCCAAACTTTTCTACTAAAGTTACTATGTCCATTAATCTCTTCTAGCGTCTATCTTTCCATCTTCTACAAAGTTTTCTGCTCTAGCTATTCTATCTAAGTCTGGTTTTAAATTTAAAGCACTAGATACGGATGTATCTATTCTGATAATATCGTTGTTCATTATTGATGCTCTAGTAATAAGCATCTTAGTAATACCTTGTATTCCTTTTATATCACTTACAAGATTTCCCATAAGCTGTTTCATAATAAGAAATATAAAGTAACCCATAATAAGACCACCAGCTATGGGTAGTCCGACCTTTTCTATAAGGTCAAAGGTTTCCATTATTTACTATTTATTTTATCTTTGGCTGTTCCTGCGTATAAACCAAACCAAGCAGCACCTGCTCCTACTACTATAGAAATTAAACCTGATTGTTCAAATGATGGTTCAGGTAAGTTCATAAACCATATAGTACATTTGTATAACAATATCATGTAAATACTTAAAAATGCTCTAGGAAATAAACGCCATGCGTCAATCATTTGAGAAAACCATATAACCTTTTGCCAAGGATTATCTGGTTCTCTCTCATTCTCCATTTCCATAATTTTTTGTTTTAGTTCTCCAATCTCTGAAACCATTGCCATAAATTTATTAAGATCTATTTCAACTTCATTACGACTCATGTCGCCGCTAAATCTTTCTTGTCCATCATTCATTAGTAATTACCCCATACTTTTGTTTTTTTTCCGCCATTATAGATCACAGCATGACCTTCTTTGATAAGCATTTGGCAAATGTCTTTACCATCTTCTGTATATGGTATACCAATTATGCGTCCATATTTTCCTTTACCTAAAGATTTAACTTTAAAAGTACCGCAACATAACTCACCAAGCCTAGTCTTTGCAGCTAACCCTAGTTTTTTTTCAGCAAGATCACGTGTTCTAGATTCTGGTGTATCAATACCACTCAAACGTACTCTTTGTTTGTGCAGCTTGACATTAAATCCTAAATCTAAAATACAATCAAATGTATCTCCATCAACAATACGGTCTAATGTAGCATTGTAAACAAACGCATCAGGAGATTTTGCCATTATTTATCGTTCTTAACCCTTTTAGTTGTGTAAGCTTCATTAACATCTGGTGTTGATTTATCGTCAGCTACGTAATGACCTTTTTTGTTTCTAGCTCTAACTTCAACTCTTTTAGTGCCAGTTATTTTATCTACTAAATTACTCCACCAGCTACTCATTATGTTTCTCCTTGGCCTTTAAAACATTAAGGGCACACCAATCAATGATGCGGTAAAGTTTGCCTAACCACCAATTACCCTGAGGTGTTGGTGTGATAGCTGCAACAAATGATGCAATCGCTATTATGGTTGTTATCCATGAAAATATATTAAGAATTGTCATTATCATCCTCCTTTGGATTATTTAAAACTTCATCTGCTTTTTGTTTTGCAGAATCTATAAATGCGTTTTTAAACACACTTAAACTGGCATTAACTTGGTCAAGTTCAAACTGTATGCGTTTTTGTTTATTGGTTAAATCTAATATTTGTGTATGTAAGTATTGTTGCTCTGTTGACAGATCAGCAACTTTCATTTCTTTATCATCTAATATTACTACTGGTTCTTTATTTTCTTTTATCATTTTTTACCTTATTAAATGCCTATTGCTTCGTTAGCTGCTTTCTTAGCGTTTTTAATTGTAGTAGTCCATACTGCTGTTGCTATGCCTTGCAGTTCAGATGATTCGCTGCTCATATCTGTATCGGTATGAGTCCAAGAACTACCATCGTGACTTGATGATACGCACTCTATTACACGCCTACTAAAAGACCTTGTTAGTTCTACTCCATCTTCTTTAATTACAGAAGCTGTTCTGACTTGTATAGCTTTGTAGTCTCCTACAATTTCTATTTTGTCATCTACTATTGTTTTTGTTATTGCCATTTTATTTTTCCTTTTGTCTGTGCCTAGAATCCACTAAGCATATTGTTAAAATTTTTATGTTTCTGTTTGGTATGTTACATTTATATATAATTCTGAATTTGCTGCTGTAATGTCATCACCTATATTACTAGCACCATTAATTGTACCTTTAACATATAACCTCACATAGCCTGTGTTTTCTACTACTTCTTGGTAAACTACATAACTTCCGTTTGTTATTGCTGAACCATTAAAATATCCTAGTCCTGGACAAGTTGCTGCACCTGCTGTATCTGTAAAATTACCAACAACAAATGGTAAGTTTATTGTAGTAGCACCAGTTGGACTGCTTACAGCAGATATTTTTAGTTGCCCATTAACTTGAACCAACCTACCTACTTTTGTGTATGACAATCTGTTAAAAGTACCATCTAAAGTTATACTTCCACTAGCACAAGTTACAGTTGCGTCATAATCACCTTCTTCGTAATCATCAAGTGAGTTAGCTGTTGATGTATCGCCATTAAAGGTTATACCACCTGTACTTAAAATACGTGCTTTTTCTGCACCAGCCACTTGAAACGCCATGTGGTCTGCATTTGCCGAAGCGTGTCTATATTCTATTCTCCCAATATCTTCATCGTTATCGCCAAAATGAATAGCAGAGGCACCTGTTGCTCCACTTATAATAGATATATATGCTTCATGGCTTACCCCACCATTTCTATTAAATACTGCTACTGTATTTGATGATATTGTAGGTGCAGTACCTTCAATAGTTACGTGTAATGGAGCTAATGGAGTTGCTTGATTTATTCCAACTTTATTATTACCAGCATCTACAAACAAAGCATGAGTTTGTCCATCTGATTCGACTCTAAAGTCTTGGTCAACACTTCCTTGGTTAAATACAGTTTCAGTTGATGTGGCTTCCATTAAAAGATGACTAGAACCACCTTTCATTAAACCCATTTGCATAAATGCATCTTCGGTTCCATCTGAAGCATCAGATATAAAGTATGATAAAAAACCATAGTCAACATCTTGAGAGTTATCGTTTCTGCCTCTAAAATTAATTTTGCCTAAAAAATCATCATCAGCAGGACTTCCAGAGTTTCTGTATAAATCTAATACAGGACCAACGGATGCATCTGCGTCAGTTGATATAAGTGTTAATGTATTAGAGTTGTCTGTAGTGGTAATTGTTAATGTTCCATTAAAAGTACCAACACCAGACTCAGTTATTCCTAATAAAACATTATTACTATTATCTACACCAGTTTGACCATGACCAACTACAAAAACTTCACTCGAACCATCATTATTTGAATCAATATTTACTCTAAAAGAGTTAGGAGTGTTAATAGCCATGTTTTGACTTGTTGGACCTGAAAGACCACCAACTGCTAAAGTAAGTCCATTTATTGTAGAACCAACTGTAAGAGTAGAGGCCATATCAACAGCACCGTCAATATCTACTACATCTAAATTAGTAGTTCCGTCTACGTCTATGTCGCCAGAGATGTCTAGTGAGGTAGCTGTTAAAACTCCTGTAACACCTAACGTGCCACCAACAGTCATATCATCTGTAACTGTTAAATCATCTTGTACTTTAAGATCTACAACGCTAAGACTAGCAAAAGCATCTATCATAGCTGCTCCTGAACCTGCTCCATCAGAGTAAATTGCTTTAGTATCTCCAGCAGGTATAGTTATGTTAGCTCCACTGCCTTGTGAAATAATTATGTTTTGTGAACCAGATGTTCCGTTTTCTATAAACCAAAGTTTAGATACTGTGTTTGGTCCAATAGTAATAGTACAAGCACTATCGAGAGTACCTGTATATTTTAGATATAAACTTCTACCAGGATCTGTTGATCCGTCTGCTATTGTTGTTGTATGAGTGTCAGCGTTTGTTGTTATTCCTTCTGTTCCAAAGCTAAATGCTTCACCAATAAGTTCTAAATTTGTATTCGTAGAGGTTCCCCAGGTTCCTGACTCATCACCTGTCGCTATCTCTTTTAATCTTAAATCATTTACATAAGTTGCCATATTCTATGCTACCTCTTCCCAATTTGGACTTTGTGTTTCATTTATTTCAGCAAAGGATGAACTTTGGTCAGTATTTATATTAGCATAATTTTTTGTTTGTGTATCATCTATTAGCGACCAAACTAATACACTACCTACAGATCCAGTAGCCTCAACTCCAGTAACACTTATGTTTCCTTTAGCTGTTATGGTAACAGAACCTACATCACCTGTGGCATTAACACCATCAATACTAAACTGTGCGTTGTGATGAATGGTTACAGATCCTACTGCTGAAGTAGCTGCAACTCCTGATATAATAACGTTAGCTTCTCCATCTACATCTACGCCAACACTACCGACAGATCCTACGGCTCCTGGTGCGTTAGCAACAGCATCACCATTAACACCAACACCTCCGATAGCAGACGTTGCAGATTGTCCTGTTGGTACTATATTTGCTTTTGCAACTATAGATATAGTGCCTAAAGCACTAGTTCCTACTTGCGTAGATGGCGTAATATTTGCTTTTGCTACAACGGTTGGTGTGCCTACAGCAGATGTTGCTGATTGACCTGTAAGAGTTAGATTAGCTTCACAATCAAAAGTAGGCGTACCTACTGATCCAGTTGCTGATTGTCCTGTTGGAATTACATTAGCTTTCGCTACGATAGTTACAGAACCAACAGCACTTGTAGCTGCTAAACCTGTGAGAGTAACTGGATTTGGTTCGCCCCAAGTATTAGAACCCCAGGTTCCTCTGCCCCAACCAGTTATATTAGCCATATTAGGCTAGACTAAGCTATTCTGATAATAGCTGTACTGGCTGCTGCTGCTGGAAAAACAATAGTGAAATCACCTGCTGTGGATGTTTTATCTCCACCAAAGTCTATAGTAGCAACAGATTTATCACTATTAGTATCATTATAGATTAAACAACCTCTTGCTGTTACTGTTGCTGTTCCAAATGTTAAATCAGCAAAATCAGTAAATCCTGTAGTACCACCGCTTGTTGGTGCGACTTTAGTTAAAGCGGCTCCGCCTGCTGTATAGTTAGTACCACTTACTTCTTGTGAAGTTGAATAGGCAGTTGTAGTTGCTCCCATAGTGGCAGAACTTGTGAATAGAGCAAGTTTAAAAGCATTACCATTAGTTGCAAAGTTATGTGTTGCAGTTAATAGTTCTTTTTTAAAACTTGTAGTTAATGTTGATGTAATGGCCATATTAAATACCTTTAATTATTTTTGCTATATCTTCGCTACCTTGACCAGA